GGGACTGGTAGGCAAGAGTCACTGGAATCTAGCTGAAGTGGGTTGCCACATCGACTTTGACCGTAACCCAAACATTTATAATCCCGACATCTCAACAATGATGTGTTTTTTCCATCTTCCACGAGGAGTTAAATGAGTGATCAACTCTACAGTCTCGATATCGAAACTACTGGTCTTGATAGCTTTAAGGATCGCATTCTTGGTATTGGCATCTATCGTCCTTCTTTCTCTACCTTTTTTACTGATCTGGCTGATTTTGAAAATTGGCTAAAGGAAAATCCAAGTGCAAGATTTATATGTCATCGGGGTTCGTTCGATATCAATTTCTTACGTCGTGTTGGTTGCGATATCCGCGAGCGCTTTAGTTACGACACGCGGTCTTTGGCTTCTATCCTTTCTCCTGCCCCAGTTCCGGTCCAAGGTGAAAAACATGCACTCTCTCTCCAGAATCTTGGCATGGCTCTTCTTGGGCTTAGCGCTTGGAAGCTTGATCGCGAAAACATGGCTGGCTACGCAATAGAGGAAGTTGCTCACTACTGTCTGAAAGACTGCAAAGTTACTTACGACCTGTTTTTTTACATACAGAAATCCTTGAGTAAAGATGGCTGGGATTTCGTACATAAGTGGCTGATGCCAGCTACTCGTTTTTGTGCCGAGTTAGAATTCAATGGCGTTCACATCAATCAAAAAGGCTTAGCTCACTACCGCGAGCTCAAGACTAAACAACGAGACCGCGTTCTTGGCTATCTTCAGAAGATTGCTCAACCAGCCATCAAAACTTACCACGAGCTACAAGTTCGTAACGTCAGTACTAATTATAGGGAGATGTATGAAAAAGCGAAAACGAAATCAAAAGATCAAACAAAGTGTCTCAGACGATATGCTCTTCTCGAAAGCGCCGCTGTTAGTCGGCTTGAGCCTTTCAATTGGAACAGCTCTGAACAGCTTAAGTGGTTGCTTCGAGATTATTACGGGCTCGATATCCGCAATGAGCGCGAAGATAAAGAAACGACTAACGAAGCTATGCTTAGGGATCTCGCTCCGAAGAATCGCACGGCCCGTGTCCTCCTTCTCTATCGCGAACTTGAGAAACTTGTATCAACGTGCATCCCTGCGTTGCTGGACAATTGCTCGATCGATGGTGGCGTTCATGCAAGCTATAACGTTGGTGGCACTAGGACGGGTAGATTATCTAGTAGCTCACCAAACCTTCAGCAAATCCCTAGAGGATCAATACGTTCTTATATCACTGCCAAAGCTGAGAGATCTCTTGTTACAATTGACTACTCGCAAATCGAAGTCAGGCTCATCGCGCATCTCGCGAAAGAAAAGGAACTGATCAATGCCTTCAAAGAGGGGATCGACCCGTACTCAATCATTGCGCAGAAACTTCTCAAGATCGACTGTCCCGTCAAAGAGCTCAAAAAGAAGTTCCCGAAAGAGCGAGACGTTTCAAAGACGGCAGGACTTTCTATCTTCTATGGAACTGGAGCGCGTAAGCTTCAAGAGGTTTTGCGCAAAGAACTTGGAAGAGATTATTCAGTCAGTACTTGCAAACAGTTTATCGAAGACTATCGAAACGACTTCTCGGGTGTTAAAACACTTAGAGCCAAACTTGATCGCGATCTTGCCAATGGTAAAGTCAGTTTCAACCTTTTGGGACGGCCGTTCAGTCTCCCATCGAATGACGAAATATACATGAAGGGGTTGAACACGTTGGTTCAAGGTTCCGCGTCTGATCTCGTCATCTATAGCCAGATTGCTAGAGTTGAACCTGCACTGAAAGCGTTGGGAATTGATTACACCTACCGCATGCTGATTCACGATGAAGTTGTCCTTGAATTAAATGCAGACGAAGCTGAACTGCTCACTAAAGAAGTCATCATTCCTGAGATGACAATCAATTTAGAAAAAGAACTTAAGTTGTCAGTCCCATTAGCTGTTGAATACCACATTGGCCCCGTCTGGGAGAAGCCTTGACATAACTGTCAGTTTAGGTTAAGATAGAGATGTGGAGTTGAGGATCTTAGGGAGAAAAATCCAAGTTCGCTATGTGTCTGACCGCGAACTGGCTCAGATGACCGATGAGAATGATGTACTCGGTCTCTTCTATAACGACACGATTTATTTAAGTTCCTCCCTTTCTCAAGAACAGGCTCGCCGAGTCTTGTTTCACGAGATTACTCACGCCCTTCTGAATGTCTCAGGTCTTAGCAATATTTTGAAAACCAAGCATGAGGAAGCCGTTTGTAATGCTTTCGAAGGCCTTGCCGAGATCTTCCAAGATCAAGAACTGCAAACATTTTTAAACAAAGAAGCTGAATAGAATCATGCCGATTTACGAATACGAGTGCCCGTCTTGTAAGAATACTAAACAAGAGTTGTTTAGTGTCAATGAACGATCCGACGCTGTTCTGTGTGATTGTGGAGCTGTAGCTGACCGCGTTATTTCAAGAAGTAATTTTGAAGTGAACGGCGCGAATGCGGCCAACAATTATTCTGGGGACAGCAATTATTGGTGGAGTGATGGCAGCAAATAACAGCACCGAAAGTTGGGGCCGTTTTAAGAAGCGGGCCGACACGTTTGAACTGCAGCGAACCGAAAAGCCAATAGATTTTTATCCTATGATTATTGATACCCTAGAAGTTTCGTTTCTTCTGTTATTAAGCGCCTTAGTTGTCGTTCTGATCTATCGAATCTGGAGCGATATCAAGTGATGATTAAACACCGTTTAATGCGTGATGTTGCCGCTGAAGTAATCGAAGATCTTTCCGTCTCTCAGGACGTAAAAGTCTTAAAGATTCTTTGGGTTAATCAGTTAGGAACCTTTGACCATCCAAGCCCGTTTCCTATGGGCTCATCCAAACAATTAGCTATCGAAACGATTAGCATTCCTACAGCTACTTTCGAATCAGATTGGATTGAAGTTAAATGAGAATTCTAGCAATCGATCCCGCTTCGAATAAATGCGGTATAGCACGATTTAATAACGGCGTTCTTATTGAAACCAGAACTTTGATCTCGAATGCTAAGACCCCACTCTTTCGCCGTCTCGATATCGCATTTCAGTTAGCGCCGTTCATTGTTGATGCTGACGCAGTTGTTTCCGAAGAGCCTTTCTTAAAGGGCAAGAACAACAATGGAATGCAGAGACTTCTCGGAATGATTGAGAAGGTAACGAACGGTCATGTCTATTTCTATCATCCTCTGACTGTTAAAAAATCTTTGGGATCTGGCTCGTTAGATAAGTTGGAAGTTGCCCTAGCTTCCGGTGAGAAACTTCAGTTCCAACATGAGCAAGAAATTCTTGCTGAAGCTATTAGACGTGAGGCCTTTGACGAGACTGATGCAGTTGCAATTGGACTGACTCATTTTGCTAAGGAGAAGCTCGTTGACTAAAGAGCAACTCAAACTCGCTCTTAACCTCCACAACATTCGCCGCTTTCAGACTCATCGTTTGCAAGTGCCGAAGAGTGTTGCTGAGCATTCATTTAGAGTTGCTGCGATCTATGCCTTTCTTGGCGGCAAAGAAATTCTGCCAGCCATGCTCCATGATATTGAAGAGTCAATTACGGGCGATGTTCCTTCTCCAGTTAAAAAAGATCTTCAAGGCTTAGAAAAATACGAAGCGATGAGACCCTCCTTTGAGGCCGCATCTGAAAAGAAATTAGGCAAGGTCGCTGATAAGTTAGAACTCGTTTTAGATTTGCGTGAGCAGCTTGAAGACACAGGCAGATTGCCTCGCCGCTTGATGGAGATTTACGAGAGCGAGCTAGAAGCTGCAATGGATCTCGCCAAAGAACTCGATAAAGCAAAAGAAGTTAAAGCTCTGCTTAAGGAGTTAAGCAAATGAGAATTCTAATCACAGGTGGCACAGGCTCGTTCGGCAATGCCTTTGTCGATTATGCTTTGACGACAAACTATGCCGAAGTGGTTCGCATCTTCAGCCGAGATGAGCTGAAGCAAAGCGAGATGAAAGCGAAGTTTAACGACAAGCGACTTCGCTTCTTAGTTGGCGATGTAAGAGATGAAGCCCGTCTTGAGCAGGCAATGGATGGAATTGATTTGGTCATCCATGCCGCTGCGATGAAGAGAGTAGATGCTTGCGAGTACAATCCGTTTGAAGCAATCAAGACCAACATTCTCGGCACTCAGAACGTCGTTAGTGCGGCTATTAAAGCTGGCGTTCCTAAGGTCATGGTCATCTCATCTGATAAGGCTGTTAATCCAGCTAATCTCTACGGCGCTACAAAACTTTGCGCAGAGAAGATCGCCGTTCAAGCGAATCAGTATTTCAGTGGAAGAACGAAAGTAAGCGCTGCTCGCTATGGGAATGTTCTCGGCTCTCGTGGTTCTATTATCCCGCTATTCAAAAAGCAAAAAGAAAGCCGAATTATAACGATTACTGATGAAGAGATGACTCGCTTTTTCATTACTCTTCCCGAAGCCGTTCAATTTGTAGCTAAAGCGATTGAAGACATGGAAGGCGGGGAAGTTTTCATTCCTAAGATTCCTTCGATGAAAGTGGTTGATGTAGCTAGAGCAATTGCTCCCGAAGCTGCTTTTCAAATCATTGGCAAACAACCAGGTGAGAAGTTGCATGAAGTTTTAATCACAGAAGATGAGAGTCAGTTTGTTTTAGATCAGATTGATCGATTTATTATCAAAGCACCGTTCCAGTTAGCAGGTCAGAAAAGTCATGTCGGCTATCCGATGAGAGATGGGTTTCGTTACTCATCTGATTCGAACGAAGAATGGCTAACGCAAGCAGAGTTAAAGAGTTTGGTGGAGAGTTTGTGAGCAATAAACCTAAAGTTTTAATTTTCGATATTGAGACAGCGCCTATCCTTGGACACGTTTGGGGTCTTTGGGAGAATAATGTCGGTCTCAATCAAATCCAGTCTGATTGGCACGTTCTCGCTTGGGCTGCTAAATGGCTTGGCGATCCCGCATCTAAGACGATGTACATGGATCAACGTCGCGCTAAGAACGTTGAAGATGATCGCAAGATTCTAAAAGGCATTTGGAAGCTTCTTGATGAAGCCGATATTGTCATTACGCAAAACGGCAAAGCTTTCGACGTTAAGAAGTTGAATGCCCGTTTTATTCTTCAGGGATTTAAACCTCCTAGCTCATTCAAACACATCGATACTAAGCAAATTGCATCTAGGAAGTTTGCTTTCACGAGCAACAAGCTTGAGTACATGACTGACAAGCTTTGTACTAAGTATCGCAAGCTTAAGCATACTAAGTTTCCAGGCCATCAACTTTGGAACGAATGCTTAAAGGGCAATCTCAAAGCGTGGAAAGAAATGGAACGCTACAACAAGTACGACGTTCTCTCTTTAGAAGAGCTCTATCACAAACTTCAGCCTTGGGATTCATCGATTAACTTTCACGCCTACACTGATGAACTTCAGTTTCGCTGTAATTGCGGTAGCACAAAAATGATTAAAAATGGGAGCACGTATCGCAGTGTTGGTAAATATCAACGCTATTCATGCAGCGGATGTGGTGCGGAGCACGTTGGACGAGTGAATCTTTTAACAGCTGAAAAGCGAGAATCGTTGAGAGTGGGGCACTAATGAGTGAATTGATTCTACCTAAGCATCATATTAACAAAGTTCTAGAAAACAATTTGAAGGCCTTGTTCTATCGGTACCCCCATGAACAGGCCCGTCTTGAGCCAATCTTGCGAGCAGAAGTAACCTCAGCTCCTCCTTTAGAGGATATCGAACTACCTCCAGCCCCTTCTCAACCTCCTATGAGAGTGCTTTTGGTTTGTGGGATTGGCTCACCTCTTTTTATTCCGAAGATCTTAAACGATCAAACTGTTCAGCAAGAGAACTTTAAGGTTTTCTTTTTTGAGCAGAACCCAGCCTTCCTTGCCTGGATGTTTCAGAGCGCTGATCTAACTCAGGTCATCATGTTCCCAAAAACTGAATGGTTCTTATGCGAGACGGTTGAGACTGTTAAACCGAATCTGTTTATGGCCTTACGGCCTGAAGGTGTGACGAGCTTGATGCGCAATGCTCAAGCTTTGACTGTCGATGCTCTTTCATCGAAAGGCTTTGAAGATTACTACGGCGTTGTTCCAGCTATCTACAATGAGACCGTCCACCATGTGATGCATAATCACGGCAATGCGGCTGACTCTCTTCAGGGTCTAGAAGCCACCATGATGAACCGCGAATTTGTCAAAAAATGTCCAGGCATTTTGGATTTGAAAAATGCCTATCTTGGCAAGACAGCTTTGATTGTTGGAGCTGGCGCGTCAGTTGATCAGAACCTAGAAGCCATTAAGAAAATTAACGATAAGGTTGTTTTGATCTGTGCAGATGCTGCTTACAAGCCGTTAGTTAATGCAGGTATTCGAGTTGATTACGTCGCTTCAATTGAAAGACTAAATGATTATCAAAAGCCGTTCTTTGAAGGAACGACTGACAGTGGAGCAGAGCTTATTGCTTTTCCAGTGGTACATCCTGAAGTGCTTGAAGCATTCCCAGGCACGATTCGTTTGGTTTATCGAAACTATTCCTTCTTTGCTTACTTTGAAAAAAGCTATCCAAAAGGAATCCTGAAATGTGGCGGTTCTGCGTCTCATCTTGGTATTCGTCTAGCTGGCTATATGGGCTGTCGCAAAGTCTTGCTTGTTGGACTTGATAGCTCTTACGAGAAAGTTGGCGAGAATCTCTATCGTTCTCATTGCTCTGGCACTGGCTATCCTGAGTGGTCAACTCCGCTTCCTCTTGAGGAGTTTGAAACTAAACGCGGTCACGCACCTTCATTGCCAGCTCTCAACAATCTAGGTGAGCCAGCAATGACTAACATTACTTATTATCAATGGATCAAAGAGTTGTCTGAAGAGATGGCTTTACTTGGTCAGACAATCATCTTCATTAATTGCTCTGCGATTGGTTTGAAGATTGAAGGCGTTCCCTATCATTCTTTGGCGGATGCGACGGAGAATTTGCCCGTTCTGGAAACGGCAAAACCCGTTCCTCCTAAGGCCAGTTATTCACGTCTTTGGGAACACAAGGATTTAAAGAAGAATTTAGCAAGCTGGTTAGAGACTGCAAAAGACGGGCTAGTTGAAACTGAAGAACTTTTGAAGCAAGGCGATCAAGTTGATACGGATCGATATGAAGTTTTGATGTTCCTTTTTAACTTTCGCTTTGTAACTGAAACTCTCTTTATTTCGTTCGTTGTTCAATGCTGCGCTCGAGAGTTCTTCGAACTCGAAAACAAGTGGTGGTCATTTAGTTCGCAGTACACCGAAGACTTGCCTAAGAAACTGCGAATCATCAAAGCGCGGTTCGAATTATTCATTTCAGTTCTCGAACGTCTAAACAAGATTTTGGAGGAACATGCATGAGGGAAGCGGCTGAGATTTTAAAGGAATCCAAAGATCACATCTTTCTTAGAGAGTTTGTGACAGCACTTACGCAGCAAACATCAAAGCTCGTTAACGTGATTGGTGAGCAAGAGGAACGGCTAAGCAAGCTAGAGCAACAACTCTGGTCTTTAGAAGTAGCTCATTCGTCGGTTCAAACACGAACAGCTGAGATAGCTCGAGAGCAGCGTGCATCACAAGTGAGACACCGAATGCTTGATGTGTTTGTTGTTGCCGTCTCATTCACCGTAGTCGGGGGAGCGTTAGCTTTATGTCTAATAAAATAATTGATTTTGACCCAGCTCGCCGCATCGGCAAGGAACAGCTTAAAGAGATTCAAGACCAAGTTGCGAGTCTGACTCTGGATGATCTGGAGAGTTTGATTGTTGTCGTTAAACGACAAGACACCATGATGGAATTTCAAGCTTGGGGCCTTGAGTGGGAAGTTATCGGCACAACTGAAACGATTCTCGCAGCCATTCGGCAAGATATCGTTGCACAACAATTTCTGGCTTCAGATGAAGATCCTGAATTTTAAATTACGTCCATTGAAGCGTTCTGATTTCAATCTCATTTTGACTTGGAGAAACCATGAAACAGTACGATTATTTAGTAGAGATCGTTCGACAATTTCTCATCGCGAGCATTTGGATTGGTGTGCTGATCATAGCGATCTTTGCCGCCTTATCTTCGAATACCAAGGACGACGGGCCGGATTCATCAAGATAGATCGTGATGGTTTTTGGTCATTCTATTTAAAGCCTTCTTTAATTAAGAAAGGACTAAGTAAAGTGATGCTTCAACTCGCTTTGCTTTATGCAAGGCAGCTTGAATTGAATGAGATCAATGCGTTAGTCCATAGCGCCAATAAGGTGTCACTTAAGTTACACCGCCATTTTGGTTTTATACAAAAGTCTAAACAAAATGAGTTTAAACGCCTAACTCGCCGCTTCTAGCAAGCCCCTTGTAAACACCCGAAAAGTGATAAAATAAAGTTGCTCCGAGGGTTTGTGTTGGAAGTGGGCTCGACAGGAAAGGGACCCAGTGTTAGCTATGGAAAACTTAAAATTAAATAGTCAGTTCTTTGACAATTCAAAAAAACTTCTATCAGCGAAACAAGTTGCCTCGTATCTGAATGTCAGCGTGCCAACCATCTATCGATGGGTAGATAAAGGCATGATTGACGTTGAGCGCATCGGGCCAAAACTAATTCGCTTTGATAAAGATAAAATTGATCTGTGGGTCGCTTCTTTCAATAGAAAGGAGCCCACTGATGGCAATCATAAAAAAGAAAACTTCTAAAGGTGAGACGCGCTACACAGCCGTTCTCTGGCATCAAAATCGCGCGCTAAAAAGCAAAACCTTTGAACGCAAGGGTGATGCTGATGGCTGGTTAAAGAGACAAGAGATTGCGATTGATAACGGCGAAGTCGGCCGTCTCAAAGGTAAAGACGTAACTCTGACTGAGTTCTTTGAACAAGTTTACTGGCCTAACCGAAAGGTGACTGACGGTACTTCAGTAGATTACCGCCGGCTGTTTAAACAGCACATCGAGCCACGCTTTGGATCTTGCAAGCTCAGCAACATCTCTGAGCAATCGGCTTCTGACTTTCTGTCTAAACTTGTCGCTAACGGCATGAGTGCAAACCGAGCTAACAAGGCTCATACGGTTTTTTCGACCCTCTTTAAGATGGCCCTCAAATTTCACTATGTAGGATCTAATCCTCTCAATTCAGTTGAGTGGTTTAAAGACAATGAAGGCAAGACGGACTTTTGGTCTAGGGAAGAGTCTCAGCAATTTCTTAACTGGGCCTTTCTCAACAAAACTGACCGCTTTGCTCTCTATCAATTTGCCTATGAGAGTGGGATGCGAATCTCTGAGATTATCGCTCTCCAACGAGATTGCATTAATCTTCAAGATGGCTTGATTACCGTTCGCCGTAATTGGTGCCGAATCACTAACAAATTGCTCGAAACGACTAAGACTAAAAAGATTAGATATCTTCCGATGAGTGTGTCTTTAAAGAGCACGCTTCAGAAGGTTCTTCAAAGTCACGATAGTCATTATGTCTTTTGTCGAAAGGATGGAAACCCCCTCATCTACAAGCAAGTCAGATTGAACTTTAACAAAGATCAATCAGCTGCTGGGATGAATCGAAGAATAGCGATTCACACGATTCGCCACACCTTCGCTTCTCATTTTGTAATGAACGGCGGTTCTATCTATGACCTGATGAAACTTTTGGGACATTCAAACTACGAGACCACAGCACGCTACGCCCACTTGGCAATGGACCATGTTCGCAGCCAGGCAGGACGCGTGAGCTTTGTGGCCCCTCTAGCTCCCAATACTTTCCCAATAATCGAGGATTCAACGAGACCTCATCTGACACTGATTCACTCTGTAAGTTAGTTATAAGGGGAGAATAAGCATCGGAGTGAGAGGATTTGAACCTCCAACCCCTAGTTCCCAAAGGTAAGGGAATGAACTAAACAAAAACGATTTAAACGCATCTAGGCGGCCTAATGAGCCGCTTTGTCGTTTTGAAGTGACTCACAGATCATTTATCATTTGTATCAGGAATTCAGATACTTAATCAGGGTCTTTTACTGCTCCCAATAACGCCCCAATAATGCAGCCCCGCGTCAATTGACATAACTGTCATAAACTGTTAAGATGGAATAATGCGATGGGAGTGGGTACTTTTGGCTATAGTTCTAACTATCTTCAAGCTTCCTCCTGAGGCGTATTCCCAATACGTCGAGCTTGCTGCAAGGGAGCCACTCCCGACGCACATCCTTAAACGGCCCTTTCCGAGAATCGAGGAGGTCTATGTTCACTAATCCCTTCTTGCGGCCTGATGGCCAGCCGTACTTAATTGCAGAGTTTGGCAGCTGTCATCTCGGTAAGCTTGAGAATATCAAACGGGCTGTCGATGAGTGTGTCTTCTATGGCATCGATGCTTTGAAACTTCAGTTGTTCCCCGATCAAGAGCCTTACGTTCCAACCAACATTCACCTTCCACAAGAGATGTTCTTGCGGGCATTTGAGTATGCGAATGGGAAGGGACTAACGCTAACGGCTAGCGTTTTTGATGAAGAGAGTTTTCAGTTCTTACTTCGCTTGAATCCAATATTCATTAAACTGAGTTACAGCAAAAAACATAAAGAAGACTGGCGACATGAACTTTATGCAGCTGAGATTTCTTCATTAACTAGCTGCGATGTCATGACTGATGAGGATAATTTAAGTAGTGAGTTTCATCTCTATTGCATCCCCGAATATCCCGTTCGCTACGAAGTAGATTTCGACATGCTATTCGGAACGGCGAGAACGTCTGAAGGAGCGCTGGTCTCTCGAGGCGAACCACGCTTCGATGGTTTCTCTGATCATACTCTTGGCACGCGCCAGACCAAACGTGCTATAGCTGCAGGTGCGAAGATTATTGAGAAGCATGTCCGCTTGCCTGAGACCGACATCAGAAGCTGTCCTGATGCGCGCTTCGCTGTGACGATTGAAGAGTTAGGAAAGGTGCGAGGATGAACCGCGATGAAGCTAAACGCTTAATCGAAAATCTAGGGGGATCACTTCAGTCAAAACTGACAAAGAAAACCGATGTCTTAATTATCGGAGATAGTCCTTCTCAATCGAAAATTGCTAAAGCGAGAAGACTTGGCATCGAGATCTGGGATCAAGTTAGGCTTATCAAGGAGTTAGAGAGCTAGCCAAGATAGGCGACAGCTCCCACCTTGCTAGCCCTCTATCGATCATCGTCTTCGGATCAAAAATCCCAACCCATTTCTATCTTAAGTAAGTTGTATGCGTTTGTATACGAGTGAATACCTACCGCTGACACTTATGCAGAAACAGACACTAAAATTCGAAATTGCTCCAACCAATATGGCCTTTTTGCATACACTTTCTTCAAAGACTGGGATAAGTCCTGAAAAGATCGTTGAGCTGTTAATCACGTTGATCTTATTGTGTGAGTCAAAAAAGCACGAGACGGACGATTAGAGTTCGTCGATATTGAGAGTGAAACGGGGGTCGCTAAAGACCTTACGCAGTATGGCTTCTAAGATCTGCGCTCTGCCTGTAGAGGCATCTTTTGCAATTTGATCGAGCTCTTGAATGAGCTTAGAGTCTAGTCGTACAGAAACGGGTACGCGGTTTACAGGCTGCTTTTTTACCCTCTTCGTACCGACAAGTTTCACTCGTCGATAATTTACCCCAAAAATCACCCATTTAGCCATCACTTGTTCTCTGTAGGCGATAGGTATACGCTATGTATACGCTCGTGTACAGATGTATTTACGGCGGGGAGAGGGGAGATTGTGAAGATAGGAATTGCGTTAAGAATCCAAAAAACAGGCCCTAAGACATATGTCGTCAGTTGGCTCACTGACGAGCATAGGCTGGCCTCAAAGCAGTTTGCTTCAGCTCGTAAAGCTTATGAATTCGTTCGCTGGATGAAAGAGGAAGAACAGTTAATAAATCAGCTGAGGCAGATGATTGGTTAGGGAATGAAAATGCGGCGACCGCTTTTTGTGGGTCGCGTTTGCAGATGAACCCAGGTAGGAGTGTGAGATGGGTCCTCCATATAAAGATCGAACTTCTGAAGAACTTCATTCGTACAAAATTTCGTTAATGTCCGATCAACATCAGCAAAGTCGGCGGCCTGGCAAGAAAGATGCGCACTATTCGGAGCACCCCCAATCTTGCGATTGTGGTTGGATTGCCGATAGCCCGAAACGACAATCATTGGTTTGGCATATTCTTTGCGAAACTTGTTTAGTCGTTCGAGAAGCAATTGCAGATTTGCTTCGAGCTTTGGCGGGATTAGTTGACCCTTACTGATCTCTTCACGACTTATCATTGTTTGAAAAACTTGCTGTCTGGGAGCCAGAGAAAACCAGGCTCGAATTTTGGCGGGCACTTCTCTCTCATCGGGCGACAAGGAGGAGGAATTAATTGCTTAGTAGCGCAGCCACTAAGACTCAACGCCCATAGCGCGAAGAAAGTGCATGAAAACAGCTTGCGTAAGTTCGATAGAGTCAGCGACTTGCGAGTAGAACTGGATGAGGAAGCCGAATAGAGCGTCTTGAAAGATGTCGATTTTCGTATGGAGCTGTTCAACCCGAATAATGAGATAGAGAAAGAAACCGACCTCACGATGCTTGTTAATGAATAGAAGAGCTCGTTTAAGTCGTGGAAGTTGAGATGCACAAAGTTTTTTCAGTTGTTTGATTTTGCGTTTCATTGGGGGTTTCCTATCTCCACCAACCTCTGCCGAAGTAACGTTTCTTCAAGCTCAAGGCTGATCCGTCTATGTCCTCCGAAGAGCGATAGGCTATTCGGAAACCTTCTTTGTGTGACTGCTCTGGATTACTGATAATGAAAATGTAATCGCCAAGAGGGTCATTTGGGGCCGTGTAATAATCGAAGTAATAGACGCCAGAGAGAAAGGGATCTTCAAACTCCGCCAGCGAATAGCTTTCGCTAATGGTCAGATCCGGCCGTATTACTTTGAGAGCAATCTGGACTAAGCCAGATGTAAAATTCTTCGCGGTATAAACGACGCGATGTGGGCGTCCAGGTATTCCCTCAGACGCCATAAAAAACTATATAGCTCTACCGCCTGTATAGATGCGGTCGCTGATTGCTTTTAGTGAATCATCTGCAGAGACAAAACCAACACCTTCAATTGAGCCAAGCGTTGATTGAGTAGTATTTGCAGTTGCTTGAAGAACATCGATCAAGCCTTTGATAGCGGATAACCCGTAAGTTCCGTTGTTCACTTTCGACTGAATGTCGGAAACGATTGCATTCACAGCGTTAACAGCAGCTTCGACATCTGAAGAATCGCTAGACTCGACGACGCGAATCGCAACATCAGGAGAAGATTTGCTAGCTGAATCGATGAAGAAATCATAGAAGCCAGCGCCGCCATAACCAGTGATCGTAGCAGCAGGAAGATAGAGTTCATATAAACCCGGTTCATTTACTGCTGAAACTTCAGTCAAAGCAATATTGCTCGCGACAGAAACTCCATTGCGTCTGATCACTAGAGCTTTAACATCAGTTAAGCCCGTCAGATTATTTTTGGATCGATACAAAACTCGTTGGTCTTTAATCATTAGTTGGTCTTTCGAATTCAGCGAGTTCTTTTAGTAGTCGCTCTAATTGTTTGATATAGCTTTCAGTGCTGATCTGATTCTTGATCAGATTTTTAAAATTCTCTTCGCTTAGGCAAGCTTGGTTGCCGCAAACTTCGATCTCAACTGGGAGTTCGAATGAGCGAAGAGGTTTAACGATCTTTGGGAGGACGTTTGAGTGCATTGAACAACTTGATAAGAGAGCTAATGCCGTTAGCAACATCGACGTTGCGAAGATCTTGTTCACGTTTACCGTTTTCCTTTTGATTATCTGCTTCAGCTTTATGCAGAGTTTCGCTCTGCTCTTTCTGAGCTTCTAATTGATCGGTCTCAGCTTCTTTGCGGGCAACGCTCTTGCCTTTTGTATAGAGATAGAGAGCTCCAAAAAGAGCTCCTAAAAACCCGATAACATATTTGTTGGTCAGAAGTTCGGTAGCTAGAGTGATCATCTACTTCTAGTTTACCAGACGGGAGGTCAAAGCCTGGGATCGTTACGTGAGCCTAATTTCTTGATTAAGGCTTTAAAGATGTCTACCCCAAGGATGGTATTCGAGTTCTCTAGCAGGCTTTTAAGCTCCACTAGAGCGATCACTCCAGAGACGATTTTCGCTATGGGAAGTACGTTTTGAAGAATGTGAGCTTCGATGAAAAACGCTGAGATGACACAAAGTTGATAGATCAACATCTTTGAGACAGTTCGGCGCATTTCAGCGGATGAGAATTTCTCGCCCCGTTTGTGAGAGGCCCAGATGCCAGTGATTAAATCTGCGACTATCAAAAAACCGACAGTCAGCATTGTTGCTTGAATGGGAGCAATGAGTGCGAGAATCACAATAGCGACTTTGCTTAAAAAGCTTGGAACAGAGAGCGACATGACATTTACTTCAATTCTTTCAAGGCACGTTGTTCTAAAGGTTGTGCTGAGAATCCACCAAGGGCCGGGGCAGAAACATTAGCTGCTCCTCGTAATCCAGAGAGGCCGACATTAGCTGCAGATGCAGGAATATTTGAAGCAGCGCCTGCCGTTCCAGCAGCGCTATATAAACTAGATTGGTTTAAATAAAGTTTATTTAGTACCCAACCCATCCCACCTTTGGCATCAGCACTAGAATTTACTGAGTTCAATACAGCTTGTTTGTTCAGAGTTTTTGGCATCTGAACGGCGATGTACTCTTGAAGCTCAGGCATTAAAGATGCGCGCGTATTTGGGTCTAACTTTAACATAGGATCGATAAAATCTTTGTAGGCAGCGCGTGCTGGACCAGCAGTTGGGCTAGTCAATGCTTTCATCTTTACAGGACTGTTGATTGCATTGCTCTCCATCTTATAGAGAGTAGAAAAAGCGTCAGTTAGTGTCTTAACTTCTGGATCAGACTTTCCAGCAACATTCCCTAAATCACCCCAAAGTTTTTGGACGATGTTCTTAGCATCTGGGGCTTTCCTATATAATTGAGAAACGCCGAAAAGCTTCTCACCCAAATCTTGTTTGGTTTCGAACGTATGAAGAAGAGGAACATCTTTCAACGAGCCAGAAGGAGATTTAGCTAGCAAATTATCTTCTAGAATTCCCAATCGTTTGGTTAAATCTTTCAGCGCATTTTCTTTTTCGACATCGCCGCCAGTGTCATAGGTCTTAATGCGATCAAATGCTTTCTTAAAAGGACTTTCTACATCAGTGCTTAAAGCACCTTTGTTTTTAAGAACGCCATCACGAGCAACGCCAAGGCGACTTTTTGTCTGATCGATTAATTGAGGGATGTTGCCGGGCCGATCTGCCGTTCCAAAGATATTATTAACCTCATCTGTCACAGATGCTTTAAGTGTATCATTGCCTAAAAACTTCTTACTGTCCTTCGAGAGAGTGAAAGCATCTTTTAGACCGCCACCAAACTTGATATCAAAATCGCCGTTAGGACGAATTTTGGAAGTTATTCCCACATTCTCTGGATTCAGAGTGTCGATTACTTTTTTACCTAAACCTAGGTTGTTAAATTCTTCGCCTACCGCAGGGGCAATCTTATTCCCTTTAAGTTTTGCTAAGCCGCCAGTCGCTATAGCAATCAAACCACCGATTGAAGTATCAAGAGCAGTTTGTCCAGCGGACTCTTTGCTGCTTGAGCCAAGCCCGTAAGTAGCTCCAGCTAAACCCGTACGAGTTAGATTAGAATTTGCGCGTGTTGCGATACTGAGTGGAATAGAACCGAGAATTTCGCCAGCAGCTTCTAAAACTGGATGTGCATCTCTATCGGCGGCAAGTTGATCTCGTTGAGTGTCACGAGCACGTGCATAGTTATCGATAACATTTTTCACTCCACCAAGCCGACCTTGATCGCCGAATGAGTTGGAGCCGTTTACTAGAGAATCAACAGCACCCATCGCTGCCTCAGTCATTCCTGAAGCTTCGTCTTGATGTCCGAAGGTAGCTCCTTGAGCCAGTCCTCGTTCAAATGAATTTAACTGAGGTGTTTCTTCTGTAGGTTGTGATTCAGCAACAATAGCCGGTTCTTGAAACTTAGTCCAAGGACCCTCAGCTTGAGCAGGAGCTTGCGAAGGAGCAGGCTCAGCGTTTTGAAATTTCTCCCAAGGGCCGCCCATGTTTATTGTTTCTTCCAACTAGCTGGGTCAGCAGGATTACCGCCTAAGAAGACATGCCCATCCATTACTGTTCCTTTTTTAGGACCAGTTGCTGAGTTGGGTTGTTGCTTAACAGTTGATTCAGGGATAACACCTTTCATCAACATCTTACGGGCTTGTGACTCGGTTAAGTGGGTTCTTTGCGAAACTTGGTTTGAATATTGAGCAGCGCGATCAGAAATAATTGATTCAGACGTTTTCTGCATTGCGCCCGTTAGCTGCGATAAAAACTTTCGATCATCTTCAGGTAATTTACCTTGAAGATTTGTTTTCGCAAACCTTTCAAGCCTAGCTAGAACGGAAGCTCTTCCACCGAAAGGTTGAACATCCATTTCAGTTCTAGCCCCGCGATCACCTGATGCTGAAGATAAGTAATTTTGGTAGAGACGAACGATATCTTGGTCTATGTTCTTACCAGCTGCGAGCAAATCTTTAGCTCGTTTGGCTCCATAGAGAGCATCTTTATCATCTTTGATCGCCGAGTCGTAAGATTTAAATTGCTCATCGAAGTAGCCTCTCATCTTAGGATCTAAAGATTGAAATGCTCGTTTAGCTGCAATTTCTTCTTGATCAACTTGGGGCTTGTTAGGTGCTGCTGATCTTACTGAAGGCTTTGCTGATATTTGTGCAGATGGTTCAATGCTTGAACTCTGTGGGTCTAAGAAAGCTTTAGTAGGAGCTTGTTTGTTAGAACCTTGATTAATAAAGCGGCCAGCTCCAGAACCAGTGATACCGCGACGATCGCCCGTTCCGCCGTAAGACATCTCTCGCTCGCCAGAAATTGGATTGAAATATCCTTGGGGAGCAAATCCTTTGACCCCGATAGGCTTCACAGTTCCATCATCATATAGAGCATGTTCATTAATCTGACCGGATTCGGGATCTTGAATCGAGACACTTTTTACGATCTTTGGACCGCCGCCAGTTAGGCCGTGAGTGCCAATCATCTTCAATGCCCATTCGGGATCAGCCGCAGCTAATTCCATGTAAGCACCTTTTACATCGCCATTTTTAAATTTCTCTGCAGCTGCGGGGATAACATCTTGACGACGTTTATCCTGATTCATTTGTTGCTCATTCGCGTTTTGCGATTTCAGCAGATCTTCAGCAGATTGAAGTCCTTCGAGTGTTGGGCCAGCCATGATTACTTAACTCCTTCAATACGATCTAAACGTTTAGCGAGAGCGGCGTTTGTAGCGAGTAAAGCTAGAACTGTTTTAGTTAAATCGAGTTGCTTACCTTCAGCCGTATCGATAACAAGAGTCTTGCCCATTTCAGATTTTTCTAAATCTTGAGCCATGACTGAGTAGTGTTTTCCAACGCCGTGTTTACTATTTTTGTAATCGTAGGAGTATGGAGTTAAATGACTGAGAAGCTCATCAACATCGTTCGATGAGTTAGAAATGTTTGTCTTCAACTTCTCATCAGACCAGAGAGCGGCAAGTGCGCCAACACCGCCAGAAACTAAACCAGAGTTATCTTTTTTAGCTCCGCCGTAATCAGCATTGAGACTATAGGCTCCGCCTCCTCCACCAATCCCGCCAGCATTGCCTCCATTGCCGTAATTACTTCCTAAATTATAATTTGCCCCATTGTATTGAATTCCTGATCCTAAAGATCCAAGACTTCCGCCCCCACCGCCAGCAGAACCAGAACCGAATGAAGCATTACTCGCTCCTTGATTCATGCCGCCGCCGTTAAATCCAAAGAGATCTTCACGGAAGTCATTCAATCCAGTCGCGCCTTGAACGCCATTTCTAATTCCCTTGATTTGGCTGAGAATTCCAGAGCTGGTTCCACCGCCACCACTAATGCGGTTTTGGAAACGTTCGTTTTGGTAGGTGTTTCCGACACCCGATCTAGCATTGAGTAAACTAAGTTTGTTTGCCATGGCTTGTTGTGTAAGCTGGTTTAAGAATCCAGTTCCAGAGCCGAGAGTATTTAGTTTCTCTCCCTGGCGGGCGTAGTCTCGATTATTATAATCAAGAGCTAAGTTTCCAATGCGTGAACCGCGTTCAGCATTTAAACCTAGTTGTTGTTTCATTTGCTCAGAGGCAATGGCCGCGCGAGTAGAGGCATCAAGATTGCCGTTGCGTCCCATTGAGGCAGCAAGAGCTTGATTTTGACTTTCGATATCACCACGTTGGGCATTAAGTTGAGCCTGAGCAGGATTGGTAAAAGTATCGTCAATTAAACTAGTAGCTTGTTGAAGTTGTTCTGGCGTTGGGTTGGGACCGAAATCTTTAGAAACGAAATCAGTTAAATGCTGTTTGAACATCTGTTCGAGATCAGCATTTGCGTTGGGTTGAGCCAGCATCTCATTAAGTTGCTTCTCAATATCATCAAGACGCGCTTTTTCTTCAGCGCTCATGTTCTCGCCTAGTTTGGTATAAGCATCTTGCTTCTTACCGCCGACTAGAAAATTCGTCGCTCCACTAAATGCATTTTTTACTGCGCTCATTGCTTAGAGTCCTTTGATAAATACTGTGTCTGAATCTGTTTTGTAGGCTGGAATAAAACCAGCTTGTTTAATTGCACCTAAACCGAAGTGTTCGTTTTTACCTGGTTCAGAGAATGTAATTGCTACTCGTTTGTTTTCGCTTTGTGCTTCGGCAAGCGCTTTATTAAAAAGCTTCCAAGCATTAGCCTTATTTCTTAAGGCCGGTTTCACATAGAGGTCGTAAATAACAATCGCATCGCCTTGAAGCTGATAACTAATGAAGCCATAGTGATTTTCAATCACCTGAACATCACTGCGTTCCCATGTATCTAAAACACGTTCGACAACTTCATCTAGAGTTGAAGGAGCAAAGTCAGCGAGGTCATAGCGCTCGTTTATGTAATCAGCGAGCATCATGTTAGATTTCGTAAGCCATTAATTTGAGATATACGGCTCCAACTGAGATGTTGGTTGCGTTGTTAGAACAGATCTGAACTTTATAAGTGTAAGAGCCGGCAGTACTTGGAAAATCAAAATGTTCAAGGCATCCGTTTGCATAATGAAGCGGATTTGCCTGTGAAGCCATCGGCACGCCGAGTTTGTAAACGGCAATCGCTGATGTGCCTCGCAAGATCTTCACTTGCATGGAATAATTCCCAGCTGAGCCTGAGTTAGGACCGGCTACTCTAAAGAAACTATCAGCTCCAGCCACATCACTAATAGTCTTAATACAAACTGGCCGTTTACCCGTTGTATTCAAAGTTACTGAAAGATTAGTAACATCAACGAAAGCGGTTGAAGTTGTATTGAAAGTAGAGCAACTGTCTGAGACAACAACACGATTATAAATAGCTTGTGAAGTTTGCCCGACATTTACTTTTGTCGCACTCTGCCATTGTTTGGCGGTATTTAAAGCAGCTTCAAAATAACCTAGCAATCGAGGTGCTACGGAGAGAGCAGCCGTTGCATATAGTATTGTCAAACTGTCGGCTGCTGCTGACATTACAGTCATTGTAATTGGACTATTTAAATCTAAATCAGCTCTCGCACTAACAGCCAACTTCACGCCGGAAGTTGCTGTGTTGTAATAACCGTAAACGAAGACGCGATTAGTAGAAGTGGTAGTAAAACCAAGAGTAGCTGAAGCGGTTATTGTAAAACTTAAAGCTCCCGTAACTTGGACTGCATTGTAGGTAGCTGAAGTGGTGCCGTTAGAGCTGTATGTAAAATCGATTGCATCTGAGGCAGAAGCATCCGAAAGAGCTTTTGTTTTGAGAGCTACCGTTAGAGCGCCTGCAGAAACGGAAGTTGAAAGGCCGTAATTGCGGAGAGCGAACGGGCCTAACGGATCTGGAACGCTGGCAAAACTAGCCGCGACGGCTGATCCGTTACTCTTAAGAAACTGCCCAGCTGTAGAGCCAGATGTCAGAGATGTGGTATTTGAGATGTCTAATTTTAGACTTTTATAGGCCGTGTCTAACTGGGTTTCAGTTAGTGCTGTGCTGTCCGCGTAGCCTTTTGTAAACGTATTATCTGCCATAAATTAACCTTATTTATCTATTTTACCATGCTGATATCTGACTCAGCCCGATCAGGAGTTATAGACTCCGTTTGTGAATGCGTTTTGACTTTCCTCATCTGCTTCGTATTCAAGAACGAGACCGAATAGCTCGAAATCTTCATCTAAGCCGTCCTGTTCGAACGTAAATTGAACGCTTGCGCCTTGATCTATTCCTAGATGTTGCCAGACGGGTTTGAGTGCTTGGATCTGGCCTAGTAAAAAAGCCGGACCTAGAAGAGTTGTGCCTAGGAGATTCCCACCTGCAATTCGCTGTTGGTAGGTGAGCGATTTAGTCGTCAAACCATCAACTGAATAATAAACGCGGAAGGTGCTGTTTTCTCGAGCGCGATAAATCAACGCGAGGTTTGTATACTGATTATCCTGAAGAGGAATTCCTTCCGGAGCGATAAAAGCTGATTTAATTCTCGTAACAATGGGGGCGCCAAAATCGTTTCGATCTTCGTCATTCATCAGGTTGACGTATCCGTCAGTTCCACACCCATAGAGTTCTTCAACTCCATCGGTCTTGTTAAACCGCATCATCAGAAAATTTGATGGTGTCGCAGTCCATCGAAACCACTTTTGGATTTCAAGGTTGAATCCGTAGATAGTTTCGAAAGTAGTTTGGCCCGTTCTTTTGCAGCTAAATAAAAGACTGTTCATCGAAGGAACGTAAACAAGACTGATCTTGTCTCTATCGCCAGCATTAATAATTGAGCGATAGTCTTCTTGAATTGGCGCTGAAATGAACGAGCCTTCTTTGACAGCTGTTCCACTGATCACCTGCGAGAGAGTGTGCATGCCTCGATCGGACAGGAAGAAAATATCTACTTCGTCAACTGCCGTAACGGCGTTGGGATTGATCACGCCAATTTTGTTCGTCAGTCGTCTGACAGACCAAGTTGTTTGGTCAGCTGCGGAGCAATCTATTACATAGATGCTTCTACGTTTAGCTGCATAGAAAACGCCATCACCTGCAGTGCCAGGAAAGATTGCCGTTATGCCGCTTGGATCTCCGTCGCCAACACCAACATCTAAAGTAATTGCTTTTCCAGGCGTGCTAGAAATCGTCCAGTTAGTTTGATCTCCCGTAGAGCTAACATAGAGCTTGTCGGGATTAGCAGGATCTCCTGCAACAAAAAGACGATTTAAGAAACTCGATACAATCCAAGCTGAGCTAAATGGAATCGATCCAGAACTTGCTGTTAATGTAGTCAGGTTTACTGACGTACTTTGATTCAGCCAGGTTTTGGGAACGCCATTAGAACGCAGACCTAAAATAAGATCTTCGTTCATCACAGTGGAAGTTATTCCTCCATGAGAAACGCTTAAAGCGAGAGTGCTAAATGAGGACCAAGTTCCAGCAGCAGGATCGCTTCGATAAACTTTGTTGTCGTTTGCGACTGCTACAAAACGCTCGCGCTTTGCAGACGAAACAGTTGCCCAGTAATCAGTTATATAAAGAACTGAGGCGGCAGAAGACCCAATAGCTACGGAGTTATAGCGCGCTTGGCCTCCACGCTTGCGACGTGAGCCGGAGTTAGTAAATACAATATTATCTGCTTGAACGAGATCTTGATGATCCAAAATAATTGGATCGACAGAAGTGTTCAGCCCGCCCATCCAGGGATAGAGCGGTTTGTATTTAGTTATGCGAGGCATTTAGCTTCAATCTCGAATGCGCGGATCAAAAGGCTTAGCAAAGCGGCGGTTTGATCGTTTGAAATAACTAACTCGTAGTTGTGGTTTATCGATTTCGGCTCTCATCTCGCCATCGATGCGGGCTAAGAAAGAATTGAAGTTCTGAAGCGCGATTGCGGCTTGATCGGAGTTACGATGATAGAGCCAAACTTTGTACATTCCATACCAGTAAAGAATCTGACGGTATTGCATTGGAATGACGGGCTCATCAGCAGCTAGTGAGAGAACGGGAACGAAAACATTCGCGTCTATATATAAGGTGTAAGCTTCATCCGGGTATGGATAGATAACCAGACGGCGAGCTCCGTTACTTTGACCGAAAATAGTCCAGTAAACTCCAAAGTCTCGTTGAACTTTGCCAGCTGCTTGAACTTGGCGCATTTGTTGTGGGCCAATGTAAGTCAGAGGTTGAACACTGTGCTGATGATAGACTTGGTAAACGTGTCTAATCTCATCATCGAGAATCACATGAGGTTGATAAACAACCCCAGTCGCAGCGGTACTTGTCGTACCTAAAAATGGTTTAGAAAGAATGACAGCAGTCGTAGATGTAGCAGAACTAACATCGTAAATTTCTTCGTAAGAAGACGTATTGAACTGAAGTTCTACACCGCTTGGAAAAGATTGTGCGGATGCGTAAGTAACAGTGGTTGAACCATTTGTTACTGTGCATGTATCCGAGACGGCGGCGTTTACTTGAACGGCGAATTGCTCATCAAGCCAATCTCGCTTTTTGCGAAGCGTGACTTGCTCGTGTCCTTCATTAATCCATCGATCAACGAGAGCTACGAAAGTTGAGCTTGTCGTTTCTTTACTGTCTGACAAGATCGCAGAGCGAATCTCGCCAAATGTTTGGTAGGGTGAATCAGCTGCCATGGTTTTATCTCATTCGGCGAAACGTAGCTCGCCCGCGATATTTAGGAGCAGTGCCTACGTAAGTAGCTGCAGCCTTAAAATAAACGCTGATAGTTGCTGAAGTTGAAATTCGATAGCCGGGAATAGTTGCCGTTAAGCTGGGTAAGTTTGTTAAGTGATCATTGATTGTCTGGTTATCGCCTGTCGCATGATCAGTGGTCGTATTGGCAGAAAATTTAGAAATGACGAATTGAACGCGGGTACAAGCTGAGGCCGTACTTAGAAAGTGCTGCCCCATGGCGTTTACTTCCCAATCGCCAGCCGTCAGAGAAACGGTGCCAATATTTACATATGTTGCTGAAGCGCCGTAAGAAGAAGTGGAGCCGGCGAGATCAATCGACATCACTTCGCCAATTTGACCAGCAGAAGCGTTGTCGTTTGTGGCAGTACCCTTACCAACTAACTTGCCGGTAAAAGTTCCAGTTCCTGTAACAGCTAAGTTGAAAGGAATAGTTACGTCGCCGTTTTGCGCAGCTTTAACTGAAGCGTTTCCACCAGCAACAAGACTTGTCGATGAGGATGTCGTATCAAATGCAAGACCTGAAGTTGTTGCACCAGAGAAGCGAATTCCAGGTGCGCTTGCAGAACCTTTTTGAACAGTAGTCTGACCCGTTAAGGCAGACGTTCCAGTTACAGAAAGATTCCCAGTCGTGGTTAAGCTAGTCGCGGTTATACCGGCAATATTTAAATTACCGTCTGAGTCCATAACCTGCACTTCTTGGCCAGCGGCCTTACGCGCAAATAGACTGTCAAACGCAAGTTTTGTGAAATGCGTGTAGTCAGAACCTGACATGGTTATTAACCGTCTTTCTGTTTGACGTAGTTAATTACTGTGACGGAGATGGATGCGGTTGTGATTGCCCAAAAATGAGCGAGATCATAATCAGCGCTAAGCATTCCTTCTTTTTTGAATTCTTCAAAAGTCTGCGAAGACGCGAGAGCGATTGGAATTCCTCGAGTCGTCGAAACTGAAGAGTCGCCGATATAAACTTTTTGAGTTGTAGCGATGACAGTGAACTTAGTCGCTAACGACGAAGAACTTTTCAAACGAACAGGAGAAGTACTAACCGTGACTTGAAATGATTTAGGAACAATAGCATTAACGAATGCGCCAGTTGCCATGATTATTTAATTCTCGGTTTAGGTTGTGATTGAACTTTTTGTTTAGAGACTTTGCAGTCATTGGGCTTGATCGCCAAACCTTCGACAGCTAAATTCTTATTTTCTTTAAGAAGAGAAGCCGCTTTATTTTTGCGTTCTTTCATTCTTGTGGGATAGCTAGACATGGGGACCTCCTAGTGAGGAGAAGAAAAAGAAAGGGGCCAGGAGCCGAAGCTCCCAGCCTGTCTTTCAAGAGTAGTTGGATTAAGCGCCAGCAGTACCGACGATACCTCTCCACTTGTCGCAACCGACAGATTGTCGGAAGTCGGCAACGTAGTAGAGAACTCCAGCGAGTTCATCTTCAGAGGTTCTAGTTTCCAATTTTTGTCGATCATAGATCTTCAAACCGTGGTCACTAGGATTGGCCAACATAAAATAAGCATCAGCATCAGTCAGGTAAGGCGAGCTGATAACTTTGAGTCCCGAACCAGTCATACCTAAAGAGTTGATGTTATTGTTAGCAGTCTCAGCTTTGTAAGGAGACTGAATGAATTCAATCGCCGCATGTCGATCTGATTCAGAAACCAGAAGAACTGCAGGTTTGATATTCATACGTTTACCGCGAGCATCTTGAGTAGAACGGAAAATCTTTTCCATTTCTTTCAAAGCAGCAACCGAAATGTCCGCAGGAGCTGCGAGAGTATTCGATTGGTTACCAATTTGGCTGGGATGCGACGCGCTGATAATAGCAACGCCGTCAGACGACGTTTCAGCACTAAAAGCGTTGTTGAAGATATTCATCGCCAACAGGTTTTTAGTTTCTTGCGCAGAGCGAGCTAGAGATTTAGTAGCTTTGCTAATAAGGCTCCATCGATCATCCGCAATCATTTCACGCGAGAAGCCGATAGCTTTTGCGTAAGTGATTTGTGAGAAGTTCTTGGTGTATCCTTGTTGCAAGCTATCTTTAGCAGCTTGTTCGCCTTCGCCTTTAATCGAGAATACGCCTAACGAATCCATTTCAAGGGATTGGTCAAGTTCGCGACTAGTAGAGAGCATTTGGAATAATTGGGGGCGGGGATCTTCCGCTTGTTGAAGCTCATCAAAGAAAAGCTCATCAAGCATTGGAAGGGCAGCAGACCCAAACAGTTTCGTAAATTGTGATTGTAAATTTAACATGGTCTATTCATTCCTTCCGATTAGACGCCAGCCGTTCCAGGTACGCTCGTGGACGAATTTAATCGAACTTCTAAGCGAGCACTGGCAGCTACTTCATTATTTGGGTCAGCTACGAAGCGAACTAATCGCACGCCGTTTGAGGCGGTTGCAGCAGTAGAAGTGAGAACGTTTTTGGAAAGTCCAGTTGAGGAGTTAGGAGCAGTTCCGCAGTTTGCTTTAACGATAGTTCCGAGATCGGTCGTAGCAAGAGCAGCAGTTGCGCCTTGAACTTCATAAACAGCCGAAGGATCATCGCAAACAGGATGTCTTGCGATTCCGCCAGCAATAATGGTTCCAGAATCAGCGAGAGAAACGCCAACCCAGGGACCTACTGAAGTTGCAGAGGTAGAACGTTGGATAAAGCCTGAGCTATTGAGCTCGACTAAATCACCTTTTCCAATTCGCGTAGCAGAAGAACTTACTTTGTAGTAGTTAACTTGCAACGAAGAACCAGAAAGGGCTTTGATCGGTTTGAAACCGAATGGGGCATTTGGATTTGCCATAAAATCAAAAACTCCTTGAGAGTGGTTTTGTTAGTTTAGTTGTGTTCGAGTTTGAATCTCACCTTGCCGCCTGCTTTTTTAAATTCATGCGACATTTCATCGGTCTTCTGTTGTTCGGCTTCGAGAGCGAACTGGAGTTGATCTTCACGATCTTGATCTTTGGATGCCTTCATATTTTCCCATTGATCGATGGGCATTCTTCCAAGAACGAGGTCCTCTCGACGAGTTGCTGTTCCTGAGGCATTTGCTTTATCAATTTCGTAACCGCGCTCTTCGTAGCTATCGCTGTATTGCTCAAGTTTCCTTGCGCTGATCCATCGATATGCGAACTTTTTCTTATCTACGTGAGCTGGAAGATCTAATTTAGATCCTGCTTTGTAAGTGCTGCGTTTTTTTTCCGTCATGATTATTTGCCTCCCTGATATTTTTCGTCTTTGAGTCGCTTCTTGAATTTCGCGGGATCAATTCCAAGTCTCTGTAGAGCTTTTTCGTCTACAGTTGCTTCGGTCTTGCCGCGTCCTTCTCGAGGGGCATTTGTCCCTTCAGCGATAAGACGACTTCGGCGGGCTTCATCTTTCAGCAATTTGTCTTGAGTTAATCTTTCGATCTTCCCCATTCGAACGGCTGCGATTTCGACAGCTTCTTTTAGAGCTTCAGGATCATTGCCCTGTCGCTTGCCAAAAAGTTTGTCGACCATGTCGTAGAACTTCGGATCATATTGATCTGAGTTCTCATCGAGTTCAGGAAACTTGGTGACAGCTTCTTGAAAGTCTCGTTTGTGTTGAGCATCGATCGCTTTCTTGTCTTGTTCTTGAAAGCGTTTCTCAACGTACTGCACTACTGGGTCTGCATTCGACTTGTCGTCTGAAACAGTTCCCGTTGGTTGTTGTTGCTGGCCAATAAAATTGACCAACAAGTCTACCTGGCTTTTTATGTCATTAATCTTCGAAAATTTACGATTCATCTCAGCTTTGAGATTTTTGATTAAATCTTGTTGGCTGTTTTGAGTCGTGGCTTCTGGCGAAGAGGCCTGTGTGTCGTTAGACGCACTAACGCCGTCAAGAGAGCCTAAAGACTCTCCGTCGTTGATCTGATCGTTCACTAGTTTTTTCTCCCCGATTTTTACGAGATGGTTGAGGTGCTCGAACGGGATAAGTCAGCGAGACGTTTTCGAAGTGCTTGCACACTTTTAATCGCTTCGATGGCTCCCCGGGCTTTTGCGAATTCTAAAAGGACGTTTGGATCACTAAGATCCATAGTCTGCATTTTTGATATGCAAGAGCTGAGTGTTTCGTTCTCAAGCGCTATTTGCGCCTGAAATGCTTGCGAACCGATAATTTCGGCTAGAAGTTTTCCTTTGATGGTATCTTCCACTTTTATTATACCAGTCCGACCTTAAAGGCCTTGGTCACATTGGGTTGAGTTGCCCGCCGCTTTGACCTAAATCACTTTGTTGTTGAGCAGGACCTGCAGCCGCTTGGCCGCCTCCTGCTGCTAATTGACCTGCTAAACCTAGATCCATTGTTCCATTTTGGATGGCTGGGTTTGCGGCTTGGGCAGCTATGGCAGCTGCGGCTTGTTCATGGTGTTGGCGAACTTCTAGATAGAGAGGAATGTGATCTTGAGTCATCCACTCATTGAAATCATCGCTCTTCTCAAACTCGTCAAAGAAGGCGAGTTTCTCTTCATGCTTATCTTTCAAGACAAGCGGGGGTTTAACGCCCGCGATGATCATGTTGATTTCGTCCTTAGCATTGTAAGGGCTATCAGGAGCATCTTGCGGCTTAGTGATGTAAGCATCGATGTCATGAACTTCAAATTTCTGAAGCATGTTTTTGTAAGCGTTGTAAAGATTGAGTGGGCCAGCGATACCAGTTTGCAGAGCAATAGGATTCGCTAAGTTTTGGATCAGCATCTGAGCTGTTTCACGCTCAATCGCTTTATTAGAGTTGATTGAGTTTGCAGCTAATTCGAAATCACAAGAGAAGCGAAGTGCTTCACGGTTCTCGAATCGTTTATAGACATCTTTGCCATCAATTCCAGCAACTCGGATAATAGTTCCGAGTGGGAGCAAGTCTTGACACTGAAGATCTAATAACCACAAATTTCGTTTATAGCCGCGTTGGTAACGTTTAATATGAATATCTATATTAGAGTTTAATTCATTAACGAGAGCAGATGTTCCAGTCGCAGTTCGCGTAGCACCTTGCGAACTAATTTGTCCAAGAGCGAAATCTGTAATCCCGCTGGCTTTTTCTGCGTAGCGAGTCACTTGTTCTTCCTCTTGAAATCCGTAGGCAGTGCCGCCATTCATTTTAGGGAATGCGACGTCGCCATGAGGATCATCAACAGGAACTCCCATACCAGGAGCTAGTTTAATTTCGACAGGATTGAGGCCCGAAGCGGCTCGATAAAAGAAGTACGGCAAATTTTGGAGGGTGCCGTAATCGAGGCGTTGATTGTGAATGTAATCTACTTCGTTATTCAGTCCGTAGAGAAGTTCGCCAAGTCCCTTTCCGTCTGGAGTGAAGAGTTTGAGGGTGAAAGGGCGCTTACCGCCTGGGCCAACTCGTTCTAAGTAAGTGATGCGTAGAATCTTGCGTGAGTTTTCTTCAACCCAAACAACAAGCTCTTCATCAATGCCATCATCATCGATATCGAAGCGAAGATAGCACTCGTGAACTTTGTAAGTAGGAATTCCAGCTAGGGATGAATGAGTTTGAAGACCGCTCGTCCACTCATCTAGGTTTTTCAAAGACGGGTCAGTGAAAGTGCTCTGATTTTCTTTCTGAGGAGCTGCTCGTAAGACTTCGTCCACGCTTTCTTTGTGGAAAAAGCCAAGACGTGAGAATTTAATCAACTCACTCTTGGTATAATCTTGCATGTGATCGATTAAATCAGCTGCATCGATGTCCCAAGGCTTGCGACTGATGATCCAGAAGTCTTCTAGCTTAACATTTTCGAGAATTGGGCAATCCCAGACAACCTCTTCCTTCTCAACTTCCTTTTCTTCCATCTTGGGGAAGCCATCTTCATCTAATTCGAGGGGTCGCTTGACGGTTTCTTCAACATCAGTGAATTTTCTGACGTCTCTCAACCAATATTGTTTAGTAACTGCCTTGCCGTCAGCGACGAAGTTCAAAATATCTTCGTCGATAGCGCCATCCCAACCGTTTTGCGTGTTGGCGTAGTCAGCAATCACCCATCTCAGAAGGTTTTCTTTGTCGTCTTTTTGTGTTTCAGGGATTTTAGAACGGGGTTTGAGGCTGAAGGGGGGAGAAATGCCCATTATAGCTTGGTAAATGCGGGCATGCATGGCTTTGATTGAAGAGAAAGCCAGGGGAACGTGCACGTCGTGTGCTCCGTCAAAGGCTGGATCGAGGCCAGCAGAAACGAAATCTTTCCAAACTTGGCGATAGTCGCGCAGTCTACGAATAAATTCAGAACGATCAGCATCTGCAAGAGCCAGTTGCTCGAGGATGTAGTTGCCTAACTTCTTAAGTTTTTCAGGTTCATCATTAAACAGTGAAGCAAGTTTGGTCGGAATGCGGTAGCGCATCGAAAGCGCATGCGGCTTTTGCATCTTGGTAGATGCTTGGTTCTCAGGCGCATCTCCCATTGCATGGAGAACCACGCTGTCGTTAGACGCTTCTTTAATCCGAGTGCTCCAAGGTTGTTGTTCGTAAACAACTGGCTTGTTGGGCTTAACTTCGGGGTTAGAAATGCGGCTGTCTTCAACGTAGGCTTGGGGAGTCTTTAGAACTGAGTTGCGAATCTTAGCAAGATCGCCACCAGTTCGACCGCCCTTGGAACGCTTGGACCTCTTTAACGAGGGTATTTGGTCGTCACCTTTAAACATAAATTGTTTGTCTATTCTTTCAGTTTACCAGGCGCGGGGTCGAACCGCCGGCGTGGGACGTTTGTTGTATGGAGTCTTGTCGCCAATCGAACTGATGAAGCTCAAAGAAGGCGAGTGGACTGGGTTGGACATAACTATGTAGCGAAGCGGATCTATGAAATCGTCATGGATTTTCTTAGGTGCTTCTTTAATCCCACTCTTCTCTGGATGAAGGTGATTCTCCCATTGAAAGAGTTCGAGATCTTTAATCGTATTGTGGCAGTTCTCTAGAACGGCCAGTTGGTTGTTCTTAAACAACCGTTGTATTTTCTGAATAGAGGCGGCGACATCCTTCTCTGCTTTCCTCATCGGATTAGTTCGAATTCCAAACTTGGCTAGCTGATCTATAAATGAGTCGCGGTTCCAATCGGTTCCAGCTCCTGAGTTATCTACGCGGCGGGTGACAACTTTGTAGGCTTTACGCTTTTCAAGTTCCTTCATCGCATCAGCTAGATGTTCGATGTCACCCTCGACAGAGAGTTCATCGATAACAACCATCACGTCGTCTGCGGTTACACCGAGATAGACGACGGTATGCGGCTTGCGTGGATGCGGATCGATAGCGCAATAGACGGGCCAGTCAGTTGGCCAATCTTGCTGTTTAAATACATGCGTTCGTCGACTGAAATCTTTAAAGACCCGGCCTTGCAAGAACGAGAATTCGCCGTAGAGGCGCGTCTTCTTTTCATCCTCACTCAGCCGGCTAGCGAAGTCGTTTACGAACTCAGCACTCAAGTGCGGGTTGTCGTAAGTCGAACCTTGGATGATCTCGATCTTCTTATCGGCCTTGGTCATCCATGGAATGTAGAGTTCCTCATAGAGCCAAGCGGCAGCGAGTGGAGTGCCTGCCATAACGACATAGTAGTTCGGGTTGTTACGGAGACCGCGAAAAGCTGCGATCCATAAATCTCTAGGTGGCGGCTCGTCACAGTAGAGCGCATCTAAGTTAGTGCCTTCTAACTTGTCGCTGTCTTGCTCATGCGAATAGATCGTAGTGATCGTTCCGTTTTGCCACTCGAATCGCCGTATGTTCGAGCTTCCCATCTTAGATGGTTTGGGAAGCATGGATGGGGGGCACCATCGTTTGACTTCAGCCCAGTAATCTTCCGCTTTATCTAGCGAAGGGACTAAGAGCCAGCTGTGTCCAACATCTCCCGTATCGCGGTAAGGATGCTTGCGCGTGTGAGCCCAGATTAAATCTATGGCTAGCGCTGTCGTCTTGCCGAACCCGTTCCCGCTAAACATGGCGCGGATGGTTGCAGGGCTTTGTAGGAACTGGACTTGGCCAGCATGTGCTTTAAACTCGTCAAGCACTCGCTCCTTTTTAACGAGAGCTTTCTGCTCGAGGAGCTTGAACAGTTGCTCTTTTTGCTCACGGGTCAAATTTGCTATGTTGGTATCTGTCACGTTTAACCAGCAGTTTTCGTCATTCGCGAATCGCGAAAATCTTAGGATTCTGTAGTAGTTTCAGGAGGTTGTTCTGAAGTGGAACTAGCGCTTTTAACCAGCACTTCTTCTTTAATCTTTGGCGTTCGGGGCCGACGCTTCTTGGTAGGAGCGACAGGGATGGGCTGGTCTAGGACAGCTCCCATCAACTGATGAGCTCCATCTTTGCCCGTCTGTTTGAGCAAGCGCAGTATTTGGTTATCTAAATCTTTTTCGTTTATGCGGCCTACGTCTGCGAACAAAGTCATCGTTCTCTCGACTGGCCTTCCACTGACGCGGTTCAAGATCTCAGTGCTGGCTTTCAAAGCAACAGAAGAATCCTCATCCATCGCACTCTTAATCAGGCGCATGGCTGCAAGAGGTTCACTCTTCTTAAGCATCTGATCTGCACCGCCGCCTGACTTAAAGACAGAGCGGATAGCGGGAAGCAATTGTTGGAAGAGCTCAAACTCGAGATCAAGCTTTCGCTCAGCCGCTCGCTTGCGGCCGATCGATGCAATCAAATCATCTTCGTTCTTGTTGCGTCTCATTCGAACGGCGTCTCTTCAAGGTTGGGACGAGTCTCTGCTTGAAAGACATCAATCGTCGGATGCTTAGAGAATGCGTCGACAAGTGCTTGCCATGCATCTTGTTCATCGAGGATCTCGCCAGAACGAGAAACGAGACGAAGTTGGACTAACAGAGAGGTGCGTTTTGGGGCTCGGGAGCCTTTGTGTAGGTTCATGCAAAATTTATTTTTGGGTGCTTAAGGAGTTTGTGGGTTGGGCCGCCGTTTGGGAGGGCAGGCGGGGGGTTTATAGTCCCTCGATTAGCCTTGTAGTTTAGTTTTAACCGGACTAGCCAAGTCCAATTTCTGAAAAAAAATTCGGACTCATAGATACTGGGATTTTGGGGAGGTTGGTGGGCCCGGCTACCGCCCCTCTTTCATTGGGCCTAAGCTATTGTAATCACTCATCATTCTAGTAGTTAACATCACTGTCATAACCATGGTGGTGGTTAAGAGGTGATCTATACACATCCTGGGTGCCAAACATCCTTATAAACCGCTTATACGGCTTACTTTCAGAGTATGGCTATACACTGAAAACACTTCTCTAATGTCTCACCGACTTTTTGGCTTATTTAAGTTGTATTTTCGGAGCGATGCGCCTTTGCACGCAATACTCTCAACTTTCAGTTTATCAGTTAACTGTCAGACGCACGGCAAACTTTGACACTTTCACACCCAATTAAATCAGCTATTTGCCCATTATTGTCACTAACTGCGACAAGTTAGGTCATATCTGACAGAAGCACCTATTGATTTCATTGCCCTTTCTCTTGGCATGCAGATTGCATTGTTAACATAGTATGACAGAGCAAACAGAAACTGTTAGATTGGATAAATATATGACAGAAAGCAAAGAAAACTTTCAAGTTACTGACGCTTATAAGGGCAAAGTCTGTGTCGCTTATCACGACATTATAACTGATAGCAGACTTGAAACCGTTTGGATCACCAAAGGATTGCTCGCTAAGCACTTTCACGAGTCGCGAGTGCTTGGATCAAGCAAAGGCATTTGGATTGTTAGTTTATAAACAGAATTTATTAAGGAGATATCAGATGAAATTCAATCTTGAAAATACAGGATGTGCAACTTGGTTCGAAAGAAATCGAGGTTATGTGATTCTCTCATATGAGAGCGGTTGCGAAGAAGAAATTTTTGCTCTCTGGGACGAGCAAGTTTCTGAGTTTGTGGAAGACGGTTTCAAGCGTGCAAATGAATCATGGCATGAAGCATTGGTTCGTTATGTAAATGAACACGGCTTTGAATATATTGAAATTCCTGAAGAAGAAAAAGCGGGTGCCAAATGAAGCGCTACAAAGTTGGACCTTTTACTTTAGATATCATCGATAAGATTGACTCTCAATATCAGCTTCGAGCCATTCTGCCCTATGCAACTCAGATTGGTTGGCATTTTCTATTCGGAGTTGGGAGTTTGAATCTTTCTTTGAATATGTATTTCCACTTACTTCCCTTCAAAGGAGAACACGCATGAACGCAACAATCTTAGTAGTCCAAATTTATATGGCCGTAACCTTAACCATTTGTGCCGTTGGCATGCTGAGAGGTGAGTCGTGAAATATACATCCGTTAGTACGCATACTTTGGAAGGTTTGCGCAAAGCTGAGCAACTTAAAGAAGATGGTTGGATTATCTATAGAATGGGTCTTTTTATGATCTATTTCTGCAAGAGAGGTGCCAAGTGAACCAACTACTAATGGCCCTAATGCATCTGTTTGTGGATAGCGAATTCAACGACGAGGAGAACGGTAAATGAGCGCACTACTATTCTTAGCTGCATGGCTTGGCATCATCGTCTTAGCAATCAAAGGACTAGTCACACTCTGGTTTATGAGCGGATTAGTCGCAGTCTTGGTCTTGCTATTCGCATCGCCACTGCTGCCATTAGTCGGCTTATTTTCACTGCTGTTTTGAAGGAGATTTCATGAAAATTTTTTACACCATATCTAAACAAATACTATTTATGAGCTTGCTATCGGCTTGTGGCGAAGCGCCCTATATAGAGCCTGAAGTTAAGCCCTATGTGGACCGCTTCGTCGCTGAAGCTCAGCTGCGCGGTGTAGTCCTTGACGTTTCGGGCTTGACGGTTCGATTCGTAGATCAGCTAGTTCTAACTAACAAAGGCTTTCAGTTTGGCTACTGCGAAGACGGCACAGTTACTATCGTTAAGCCTTACTTCTTAGCGCAATTAGATGTGAATCGTGAAGTCGTTCTATTCCATGAGCTTGGGCATTGCGTGCTCAATCGGACTCATGTTGACGGACTAACGCAACTCTCTATTCCCGAATCATTGATGATCATCGATCCAACTCTTTTGACTTCGTATTACGAAACTAATCGCAACTTCTATCTCAATGAGGTGTTTAGCTATGAAACAAATTTTATTGCTAAGTAGTTTTCTACTGCTGAATAGCGATTTAGAAGCTGGCATTCCATTGGATAAGTTTGCTCATGCAGTTGGGACCTACGGCCTAACTCACGGATCGCAAGCCGTGTGCAATCGCATGACTCACGGCGAGCATCGGGGCAAGTGTCTAGTCCTTGGGGTTGCCGTAGCTTGTACAATCGCTGCCTCGAAAGAGCTCGTAGACCAAAAGCGTGGCGCTAACACAGTCAAGCAATCGCTAGAAGATGGCGTTGCTGATGTGGCCGGTATTGGTGCTGCGGTGATCATGATTAAAGTCGATTTCTAACTGCTGATTAAGGAGAAAATGAAAATGAATAATCCTGAATATAAAGAAACTGCTGAGCGAATCACCCCACACACAATGCAATTTTTAATCAGACTGAAGACTAACAATCAGTTTTGGTACGCGGTGCTTCTAGAGGCTGCCGCATGGGGCCCAAAAGATGTTAAGAAGGTGATCGATAATCTTTACGAGCATCGCAAACACATATTCGAGTTTGACCGACGTGGGTTAAATATATTCGAAATTTGTTTATTCGTTAGAGAGTATAAGGATCAATTAGCTTTGATCCCGGATGATGTATGGCAGGCAACTAGGACGCGAAGCTCTAGAGTTATGCAGAAACGTTATCAAGATTTGGTAGACAAACCTAAGATTTAACTACGCATTATTTATCAGACTTGTCAGACTATGTAATATCTGTTAGGTTTGGTTTAACTATCATGGGGGAACATAACTATGGCAAAAGAGCGTAAACGAAGAATTAATTTAAATTTCGAGACCAAGCTTAAAATTGTTAAGCAATGGATTAGTGGGAAGGCTACTTCTCGAGAACTGTCTGATCAAGTTGGAATGTCTTACGAATCTCTGTCTGCATCACTCTCTAGATGGCGGGATAAGTTCATTGCTCAAGGTTATTTAACTCATGAGGAAGGCTTTCCAATGAGTAGCATGGGGGCGCCCATGAGATCTGCTCAACTCACAGAGCAAAAGCCAACATTCAAAGCTCAACCATCAGTTGAGAATAAGATGGAGATGTTAGACCTTAAAGATAAACTGCTGAATGCAATGATGGAGAATGCCACTCTTCGAACGAGAATTGTCGAGTTAGAATCTCTATTAGGAACTGCTGTGCAAGATGCACCGTCAAAAACTAAGCGCCGCTAATTAACTGCTGTGAGGTCTTCACTCTACTAAGCGGCCCGTCTCTCGTTCATAGCTGAGCCATACTTCCTCATCTCGTATGGTCCATCGATTGCGGCCAGCTTCTTTCAATGCCAATTTAGTAACTGCTGAGTCGAAGTCGACTGAGAGTGTTAAGAAGTTAGAGCAATACTTAGCCCAGCTAGTTCCGCCATGAGCTGTCAATCCACTCAACTCCATCACATAACTTCCAGTTCTATCCTTCGAAGGCTTCGGGCTTTGCACAACACAGATCAAATGAATGTTTAATTCTTTAGCAAGTGATGCCAGCATCTCTGCCAGCTTTTCATTCTCATTTGCATTGCCAGGCTCTTCAAGCATGAAGCCGGAGTGATCTAAGACGACAACCTCGTAGCCTTCTTTAGCTATATGGCGGAGCCACTCTTCAACTTCAGCTCTTGTAGTTTTGCCGTAATTGTTGAAGATAGCGATGTTGTTTAACTCTGGGAGGTCTTGTAATAATCCTTTAATGGTCGAATCAACTCTCTCGATAGGGAGTTGCGTAACATCTGAACCAAGCGCGAGCGACAAATAGTTAGGAAAGAGTTGAGTGTCACCGTCCATTTCAAAAGACGAGATAGCACAGCGAACTCCATTGAGTGCCATATTGAACGTGAGGTTGGTAAGAACGGTAGTTTTACCGCGTTTGAAAAATCCGTTAAGAACAGTGAACTCTTTAGGTCGTAATCCGCCTGCGAATATTCGATCAAGACTTGCCCATCCTGTAGACTTACCTTTGATGGCTTCTTTGTTCTTAAGGAACTCGACGATGTTTGACTGTCTTGAGCTAGCTGTAACGGTTTTCTTTTCGACTTCAGTTTTCGTCTGTTCTTTGATGAAGTTTTCTGTGACATAGCGCCCATCTTTCTGAAGCATTTCGTTTAAATCTTTTGTATCACTCGGCATTTGGATAGAGACCGGAACGCGATAGTTACCAAGGATAGCTTTAATTGATTCAGCTCCCTGAATGCCAGCTTCATCATTATCAAGAGCAAGAAAGATATTCTTAAATGCTCGTACTTTTTTAACGCTCTCTTCACTCAGTCGATTAGTCTGCAATGCCAAAACTGAACCTTGAAAGCCGCACACTTTGGCAGTGATTGCATCTAGCTCACCCTCAACGATTAGAAGTTTAGGACTAGAGCCATGAAGCCAGTAGCCGCCAAAGACTGACCCATTTACGGCAAAGAATCGGGTCACGGGATCTAACGGAGCAATGAGTCGGTATTTTATTCCTTGGATTGTTTTAAGTGTTGGATGATAAGTCGGTATAGCAATCGCATGGTACCGGCTGTGATAACGCAAGTTAAACTGATCAAGCCTATCAGACTCAATGCCTGGCAACCGAGTATGTAGATAGCGATAGCAGTCTTCATTGAGTGGCTCCAATTCTTGAAACACTTTAGGATTAAAGGGCAGCTTCTCTTTAATATCGATAACGTTCAAGTTCTCCAACTGTTCCTCCTGAAGGGGTCCGGTTGCTTTACAGCGCTGGCAATAGTAGACCGCTTTGTCCACGTTAAGATAGCAGACTGGGTCGTAGCGTCCTGATACTGAGAGATTATCGCAATCAGGGCAGTCGATTAGCATCTCGGTTTGAGTCAAAGTAATGCTCCTGAATGCGTCCCTTAAAACAACGTTCGCAGTAAAAGAAAATGGCAAAGCCTATCTGCTCTTTGGTCTTGGAATCAAAGAGATCGCCACGACCTAGCAACTCTTCATCATGGCCGCCGAAGATCCAGCTACATAAAAATGATTTAACGATTGCGAAAAGCATTGGCAGCTTTAATCTGAGATGATCGAGATGTTGGAATTCGCATCTGCTTGATGATTTTAGGAACTATATGATTTGGGACCTTGATAACCTGCTCATCACCCTTACGAGAACCTCGCCAAGGGGCTATTAGAGCGAGTTTGCGGACCAAATTCGCGAGTACAGGACTAAAACATAGCACACAGGCTTGGGTATCACTGAAAGCCCAAATTTCGCCCTTCTTCCCGCTTAGGCAAAGCTCTCGCTCACCATTTGGATAAGCCATCTCAATGGCTGGGTGATCATAGAGTCTGCCGAAGGCAGGCCGCCAAGAATACAGATGTCTCACTGCTCGCCACTCCCTGCGGTCGTGGCTCGCGGCTCTACCCATTTCTTTTTCTGGCCGCTGTGAACCAAGCAGTTGCATTCAAACGCTGGCCGCTCAATCTCTGCTTGAAGTGTCGCCCGTCTAGGGCGTTTGATCAGCTTTCGCTTCAGCAAACGTTCTTCATCTTCTAAACCAATAGCCATCTCTGCCCAACCTAAACTCTTCATGTGTCTCTCCTCCCTTTGATCGTAACCTAAACTGTCATAACTGTCAAGACGGGCTGGCGCACCTGCCGGTGCGCGCCATGATTAGATTGATTGGTGGGATTAGCAGCTAGCTAACTGAAGGTTAGAGTGGGAGTAGGACTAGGATAGGGGATAGCTATAGCTAAGCTGATTATCTGATTATCGTTAAGCTGATTAGCTATAGCTGAGTAGCTACTAACGTAGCTACTAGCTAGATTAGCTAAGCTGATTATCGATTATCGATAAGCGATAATCTGATTAGCTATAGCTATAGAGATTATCTGATACTCACCCGCTTGGGGTGTGTTGTTTACACACCCCTTGTGGGGATTAGCAGCTAGAGCGGGGGCTTGTCTCCAGTATAGCAAACGGCGATCAATGGCGCCGCGAAGTTTGGTTGAGAGTTGAGTCTAAACTATAAACTACAAGCTAGCACCGGGCACCTACAGTGCCAGGGTGCGGCTGACGGCGAAGGCCATAGCCGATAATAAGCAGCTGATTTTATAGGCTATAGCCTGTTGACAATCTTAACCTAATCTGTTAGAGTTAAAAGAACACTACTACTCGCTTGGCGCTTGAGAACATTTGAACATCCCTTTGATCATTACGAGCTTGATAAACATCGAGCTATCACTGTTGAACTGCACCCGTACGGCCTGACAGCTTACGGCCAGCTTTACGAGAACCCAATCTACTACTTCAACTCCTTTCAGTACATGGGAGGAGACTTTTACCGAGCTGTGCTTGGTTACGGCGATGTCTGGGATAAACCTTTCGAAGAGAAGCTCGTCATGTCACTAGACTTCTATCTCGATTGGCTAAGTGAGCGCAGTGAGTACTACTTCGAACAGCTAGAGTTTCTCCATCGAACCAGAGTGCATGGCATCTCTTGGCATAGGGGAATTAAGCCTAAGAGGATCGATCTGAGACTGAGACACCCGAAGCTAGTCGAACCGGGGACCAGAGCTCTAGCCCGCATCAACTTACTAGATAAACCTAACCACGTTGACGTTGAATTCTTTGGAACTGGAGAAGTCTTTACGATTTCTTACATTCAGTACTTGAGATGGCGCAACGGCAAGAAACTGAAAGTGAAAGAGAATGCGAAAACCTCCCGTCAAGCCAAACCGCGAACAGCAACTTCAAGCTCTGAAAGATCTGGCCGCGAAGAGTCCTCTAAAGCGTTGGTTATTAAACTGCCTGGTCTGTGCCCGCGAGAGCGAGGGGCGCATTCGGTGCGAGAAGCACGCCAAAAAGCTAGCTAATGTCTGGCCCGCTAACCAAGCCGAATTCCTTGCCTTTTTCATAGGTCAGGAGTGATTGACAGTACTGTCATAATCTGTTAAGCTTTAATTGTGTTGGGGAGAGGGAGCTTAAGAGTTATGAGACACATCTACGAGTTAGTCATTATTGCTGTGCTTGGTTTGTTTGCTGGCTACTTCTTTGGCCGGTCAAACCAGACAGTTACTTTTCAGAAGACAGAAGCATTTCAAGAGTTGCGTGATCTTGCGGGGAATCCCTGCCAAACACTTGGCACAACGATGACTGATCGCAATCAGATTCGTCAGCAGCTTAAGTGCGGCAAGACGAAGCTGAGTCTCGTTCGCAGCTATCACATGGTTGAGTTTGATCCCAACCAGGATGTGGCCCGATGAGCGATGAAGAAATACTTCTCAGCCTTCTAAAAAGAAGGGGACTTAAGCCAATCACTTTTACTGATCCGCAATACATTTTTAGGGAAGCTATTGAAGCTGGAACGGTAAGAGTTCACAGCATCAAAGATTGTGACTTTAACTTTAACAAGCGCGGTAAGTTGGTCGGCTTAAATAATAGCAGCAGTAATTCATACACAGAGAGTTCCAAATGAGCAGAGATTCAAGCAAATACCGCTGTCATGCTTGCGGACTAAACAAAAACTATTTAATCTATCTTAATCCTGACGATGGGCGATGCGATTCTTGCTACATAACTCTAAGAGAAACTTTAAAGAGTTTAATTGGTTCGCTTCCTGAGGCAACAGACTTGGAAGCGCCGCTTGGCTGGAAGTTTGTAGATAGTGGCTACTTCAGTTGTGAGAAGCGAGGCAAGGCTTGGGCCGATGTTCAGTTTCACACTCGCTACTTTGGAGGGATTAATTGATGATAGCTTTTCATAACGACTCAAAAATTAAAAAAACTTATTTAACCCGTGTTCGAGCTCATGCAAAAGCTGATGAGATTGTAAAAGGCAAATATTGGGAAGAGGGAAAGGGTTGCGCAGTAGGCTGTACGATTCATAGCAGCCAGCATCAAAACTATGAAACTGAATTAGGAATCCCAAGAATCATCGCGAGATTGGAAGATACTATTTTTGAAGGTCTTCCTTTTGCTTTAGCTAAAACTTGGCCTGAAAGATTTTTAAAAGCTATTAAACTAGGCGCTGATTTATCAAAAGTTTGGGATGAGTTTGCATCACGTCTTTTAACTGATCCAGTTGGAGGCGTAATTCAATACGCAAAAACTGAAGAGCAAATTGAAGTTATTCAAAGAGTTTCTGATCTCTATGAAGCGCGATTGATTGGATTAGAAGTTCCAGTCGTTGAGTGGAAAGAAGCGAGAGACGCCGCCGACGCCGCCGCCGCCTCCGCCTACGCCTCCGCCTCCGCCTACGCCTCCGCCGACGCCGCCGCCGCCGCCTCCGCCTACGCCTCCGCCGACGCCGCCGCCTACGCCGACGCCGCCGCCGCCGCCGCCGACGCCGCCGCCTACGCCTCCGCCTCCGCCTCCGCCTACGCCTCCGCCGACGCCGCCGCCGCCGCCTCCGCCTCCGCCTACGCCTCCGCCTACGCCGCCGCCCGTGAAAATGCTTATATATGGCAGTCTGAGTTACTCCTTGAGATTTTGAGGAAGGCTAAATGACCATTCAAGAAGCAATGAGAAGCGGCCGTAAGATTCGCCGCAATGATCCTCCCTACTGTGTTCGTCATCCGTTTGGTTTTGTTGAGCCAAGCGAGCTCTATAATTCAGCAGCTACTTTAAATTACGGAACAGGACTTCAGTTTCTCACTCCAGACGACATTCTTGCCACTGATTGGGAAGTTGAAGAAGAGAAGATTGAGATTACTAGAAGCCAACTACAAAAGGCTTTTAGTAAAAGTTCTTTTCCAATACCCAGCCTATCTCCAGGATTTGCAGATTATTCCTGCCGAATCGATATTCTCGCAATAGAATTGGGATTCAAAAGCTGATGGCAACACACTACAACGCTTATCTTCTCGACAAAGAAGGCAATCAGATTTTCTACAAAGATAAGCCCGACCTATCAAAGGGCGATCTGTATATTTCAGTCAGCCAGATCCTATCCATGCAAGGCGGAGGTGATTTCTTAATCACTTGGGCTCTGAAAGAGTTTGGCGGACAGCTTGATCCAATCGGAGCTCACAAAGAATATATGAACCGCGTCTCTGACTTGGGTTCGCGATTACATAAATGGGTTGAGTACGACCTTAAGAATTTAAAGTTTCCAGATGCTGAACTCAAAGAAGATATGATTCGCGGCATTGAGAGCTGGGATGCTTTCAAGGCCTCACATGAAATTGAATTGATCGATAGTGAGCGCGTTTTGTTTAGCCGCACTTATCGCTTTGGTGGAACGATGGACCTTCGCTTGAAGGTTGACGGCCAAGCCTATGTAGCAGATTTAAAGACCGGCTCCGTTCAATCAAAAGCATTCATTCAATTATCAGCTTACAAGCACATGCTTCAAGAGATGGGCTTGTCTGATGGAAGTGAAAAACTTCTCGTCCTAGGCGGAGCTGATAGCAAAAGCAAAATCGCTGATGGCGGCAAAGTTATGATGCACACGCTCGACACTTTCTTTAAGGGCGGCAGTGTAACTGAGCAAGACCTGTTTGTACGGCTGATGTGTCTTCGAGAACTTTGGTACCAAGAAAATGTTAGATCCCGCAAGTGGGAGCCAGTCATCAAGGGCATGGCTGAGTACATCGATCCCATCGTCGTTCGTTTCAAAGATTCGTTTCAACAGCATGCTGAGGAAGCAAAGCAGTTAAAAAGGAAAAAGAAAAATGTCTAAGATTGTGGGTAAGCAAGTCAGTTTAGAAAAAGTTCTACAGTTTCATGAGACGCGGCTAAATCAGCTTGAGAAGAGTTGCCAAGATAATAATAAGCTTGGTGAGCAAGCTCAACGTCGTTTCAATGAGGGAGATATCTCCTACAGGACTCTTCGGAATTTCAATGATGATCGAGAAAAGAAGGACGCAACTCGCCATATAATTCTTGTCGTCATGCTAGCTATTCAAATTTTGGTTTCCATCGGTTCCCTAATTTTAAACTAAAAAGAAAAGGATAATTATGAGCACAACTATCGATATGACCCTTATTAAAAATGGAAAACTTAAAGCAACTGACATTGGCGAAGGCGAAACCTTAACTGGCGTTCTCGTTGGCTTTAAAGAAAATCAGTACGGCAAACAAAATGCGTTGATCACTGTCGACAATCAAACTGTCGAATTGATGATCGCCGGCAATTTGCGCTTTCTCGCTGACGACGTAAACAAAGGCAAGTTCTCGCTCTACAAATCAATCACGATTACCCGTGTTGAAGACAAAGACATTAATGGCTATGCAACTTCTCAGTTCAAGCTGACTCAAGAAGGCGCTCCACAAAAGGCAGCTGTTTCTGGAGTATCATCTACCACAGGCTCGACTGTGAATCCTGATGTGAAAGCTAAGTTGGCTGCTATTCAAGCTAAACGAGGCGGAGCAAGTGGCGCGAACGCCTGATCTCGTCTCAATTAAATTACAAGAGTTGATGTTGCTACTCACTTACCGGTGGGCTGCCGTCAACTCTCCAATCCTTGGCGAGCTTGGAACCGAGAATCACGAGGGAATTTTAAACGACATCGATAGACAGAGCAGCGTTCAGCTTACGCCGAGTCAGCTTGCTGATCTGATCTATCACATGAAGATGGCGATTCTCGATAAGGCTGAGCCAGCCAGGTTGCGGTTCACGACGAAGAACTACAACAAGATCATGCGCAAACTTAAGAGCCAAGTTCCCAACTTATTTAAAGAGTTGAAGAGCGGTGAGGTTGTCATGGTTGAGCTTGAAGAGAAGGTGATTCATGAGTCTTAAGGATCGAGCTGATAATTTAGATGCGATCAGTTTGCTTTTCTCGAATCAAGAAGATCCTGGCGATCTCTCTGATGAGCCAACCAAAGAAATCTATTTTGATTTCAGCACGCTGAACTTTGATGAAGATGCGATTAAAGAAAATATGGAAGAGCAGGCTGGAGCTAAGAAGAAAAATGCTTACGGCCCGTTTACGTGGTTAGAGCCCGTGTGTGATTGCGGTGGCGATAAACTCAAAACTACTCACTACAACTGGTGCTCGAAAACTAAGCGAGGTTGGTAATCGTGGATAAAAATCCTGAAGGCTGGGATCGCCTCGTCATGCTTTGCCGTGACGAGAAGGCAAAGATTTACCTTTTTGACCGAGTTCAGAAAATGCCAGAGCCAGTTCAGCGTGAGATTTTCCAGGCCATGGAGTTGATGGCTCAATTGTTTTGTGAGCTTGAAAAGCTTGATCCAGATAACTGGGCAGTCAAACTTTTTAAGGAGTGGAAGTGAGCTTGTTAATCACACTTGAAGGCCTGGATGGAACGGGCAAGAGCACGCTTGCGCAATCTCTCGTTGAAGAGATGAGCCAGCAACGTTCGTCGTTCTATCCTTGGATCTATTCGTCTAAAGAACCCGGCTCACCTTGGACTGGCTTGGGCCCACAACTTCGTCAGCTCGTTTTAGAGACGCCGGATCTACGTCCTATCGAGCGGGAATTAATGTTTTATGTCGATGCTTCAATGCATGCGCGCTTTATCGACAATCAGCAAAACGCCATCATCGTTTCTGATCGCGGCAAGTGGAGTCACTTCGCTTACCTGAAGGGTTATTTAAAAACTAAGCAGATTGACTGGGATGAATATAGCCTCTGCAAAAAATTCATAGACTTGCTTTGTGCTGAGCCTGATTGCGTCGTTTATTTAAAGGGGTCTTTAGCTCTCATGAAAGACAGGCTTGCCTCTAAACAAAAAGACGCTATAGAGAGCAATGGCAGTGAATTTTTCAGTGCGGTTCTCGATACTTACGGCGAGCTGGTTTCTGACAGACAGCGCACAGGTAAGCCCACCCTCGTTTTAGAGGCAACTGACAGCACTTGTCATAATAGGTTAAAAGTGTTAAGCTATCTTAAAGAGGTTTTTAATGAGCAACAACTTATTGAAGGAAGAAATTGAGAGCTATGTTGAATCTAAACGAGATCTTTGGAGCCCTACTACTTGCCGCTCTACTCGTTATAAGCTTAATACCCTTAGCACTCATTGGGATAGTCCTGATCGAAACTTTAAGAGTCTCAAACATAGCGGACTCGGAAGATACACACTACAAATCTACTTCATCTTGGCCTCCCAGTTTGAGCACGAGCGATTCGGAACCCAGCGTTACGCGGAGTTCCTCAAAAAGCAACGTGCGGCATTTAAGAATTGTTACCGCGAAAAAACGCGAAGATTAAAACAAGAAGAGTATGAACGTTTCTGTGATTCGTATAGAGAGACGAACGTTCGAATGTTCAATCTGCTAATCCTGATGGGTGAGGCTGGCCTTCGGGTTAGCGAAGCTGAAGCTGTTCGTTGGGAAGATTTTCGAGATGGCTATCTCTGGGTTGTCGGTAAAGGACAAAAGCAAAGATGCATCCCATTCAATGTAGAAAAGTTGATCAAGCATGATTCAAATTTGGTTACTAACCATGTTGCTTACCGCTTTTTCTTTAAGCGAGATTTAGCTCCGTTTACGCCGCATGATTTTCGCGCCTTCTTTGCGACGAAGGTGGCAAATCATCCTGACTTAGGAATTAAGGATGCAGCAACCTTGCTTGGACATTCCAGTGTCAATACGACTCAGCGCTATGTGCGAGTTGATATGGATCGGATTGCTAGAGTTTTAAAATGAAACCGTTTCCTAAAAAACCGCCGCTTAAAGTTAAGCAAGATGGAACCATAGAGTTTTCACCAGCTCAGTGGGACTGGTTTATTAAATTCAAGAAAATCAAAAGTAAGAGTTTGGTGGTTCAAACAAGAATTATTAAACGCACGGTAGAAGAAGCAATTCGAGAAGGAATCAAGAATGCTAAATCCTGATTTTGTTAAAGAGACAGATAAGCTGATAGCCGCCGTTATTGAGCGCGGCATTCAATGTGAGAATGGCAACGTGATGGTTGCTAAAGTGCGCGCTGAACAAAAAACTTCCGGCGGGATTATTCTGACTGACGATACCATTAAGAGCGAAGAATACTTTAATGGCTTTGCGCGCATTCTTGCTTTGCCGCCGTTAGGCGAAGGCGATCCCAGCTTACGGGTTGGCGACTATGTGATGTTTAGCTACGAGGCTCGCCATAAGCCCCATTTTAAAAGTTTGAGTGAGATTTTTGGTTTTCCAGTCCAAGAGAACTTTGTCTTTTTAGTTCCTGACAATGAGATTTTCTTTCACATTTCGAAGGAGAAAATCTGATGCCTTATATCAAACAAGAAGTTCGTGAGGAGCTGCTTGAAAGAACTGCGGAGAATTCTGGAGAACTGAATTTTCAAATTACCCAACTGATATCACGCTATTGTCAGGATAAGCCTTTCAGTAAGCTTAGCTATCAAACGATCAACGACATCGTTGGAGCGCTCGAGGGAGCCAAGTTAGAATTCTATGCTCGTGTGGCGAGGCCTTATGAGGATCAGAAGATCAAAGAGAATGGGGACGTTTACTGATGAAGAAGATTGATCAGTTTGAACGGGATTTTAAATCTTGGATCGGTTCAGGCCGTCAGTACCAAGAAAATATGGCTAAAGCAGGACTGACTCTTATTCGAGCGCTACGAATTGCTTATGAGGCTCTAGAAGTAGAGCAGTCTTTTAATGCTCTAAATGAAATCGATTCCATTTTCAGTGAAAATAACGTTCTCGATCAAATGGTTCAAGAGAATCAAGACATGGGTCTCTACGACAATAATCTTGTCATGAAGATTGAAAAGAAAGTTATCGAAGAAGATTAAGGAAAATAACTGCGGCGGCGTGGAGCGAAAGCGAAGCCGGTCATTGAGGCTTAGAAACCTGAGCCGGTGAGGACACGTAGGTTCGTCTACTGCCCCCGACGATTTATCGTTGAGTCCGTGGAGGGCAAGCCGGTATCAAGCCCGGCCCGCAGTTTAAGTTTGGTGTGCTCAGATCCCCGAGGGACTTTGAAGAGCGTAATGTTGACTCTTATCAACAGCCAAAAACCACGGGATACGCTCAAGCGTGGCTAAATAAATGGTGAGTATGCGACACCTGCCTCCAGGTCCGTAACTATCTAATCTGGAGCCCATATAGTGAGGGAGTGGTGTGACAGCTTGGAGAGACAAGCAAAAGTTTAATGCGCGAAACTACCGTTATTCGATAGTTTCTTGCACAAGCATTTGAATTAACAAAATCGTTAATTCAGATGGTTAATGGAGTGAGGGAGTTCTTTGAAAATCGAAACGATAACCAATGCGTGTTGTCTATACACGGCTGAAGATCATCGCTTGCTTGCTGATCCGTGGCTAACCAACGGAGCCTTTGAAGGCTCTTGGTACCATACGAACGGCGCTATCAAGCGCGGCATTGATCCATCGTCTATCGATTTTCTCTACATCTCTCATTTACATCCTGATCACTACGACCCAGCGACTCTGGCGCACTTTCGAAAAGACATTCCCGTCATCATTCTAGATCGCCAGCCAAATTTCTTAGAGCGAAAATTGAAAGAAATTGGGTTTACGAATTTTAAGAAGATCAAAGACGGCGAGACGTCGCGTATTGGGTTTTTTGAGGTCACGATGTATGGGCCGTTTTCTAAACATCCGTTTGATGATAGTGAAGTTGGGAACTTAATTGATAGTGCGATTGTTATTCGTCACGGCGATTGCGTCGTTTTAAATGCTAACGACAATACGCCAACTCCTAAAACAGCAAAGATGTTAAGAGAAAAACATGGGCCGTTTACAAGAGCTCAGTTGAAATTTGCCCTTGCTGGTCCATATCCATCTTGTTTCCGCAATCTCGATCATGGCGGAAAACTGGCGGAAAAAGAAAAGCTAATCGCTAGGCAACAAAAGGCAATGCTCAAAGTTGCCTCTATTCTTGAAGCTGAAGTGGTTGAAAGTTTTGCGGGTAATTATTGCTTAGCTGGATCTCTCGCTTGGAAGAATCCTTACCTTGCCGTTCCCGACTTGGATCTAAATGATGTCCCAGAGGGCGCGCCGTACAGTTATGAACTTGAGCAAAACTATCCTTCAGTTGAAGAGCTGGTTGATCTGTGCCATCAAGCAAGGTCGTGCCTTTGGACTAAACAAAATCAGTTTAGTTTCTTCGTTAACTACAAAGTCGGCATTGAACTTGCACCTGGGTATTTTTTCACTATTGATTTTAGCAATCCAGTGGGAGAGGCAAGCCACGGATCTAGAGCACAGCTTAATTGCTTTCTTGATACGCGATTACTTAAGGCAACACTGGTAGGCAAGAGTCACTGGAATCTAGCTGAAGTGGGTTGCCACATCGACTTTGACCGTAACCCAAACATTTATAATCCCGACATCTCAACAATGATGTGTTTTTTCCATCTTCCACGAGGAGT